TCCAGAAGATTCTGACGATTGTATAGTGTCCTGGGTCTTATCTGAAGAGGAAGAGTGATAATATGCCTTTACCAAATGCTGACAAAGACAAGAGATTGTATGAATTATTAAAAACTCAAGATTTAGAAAACTTAAGTTATTCAGATTTTCAATCGGCTGCTGAAAAAATATTCGTTGAGGGAGTCAATGAAGATGATCTCAGGCGCGTTGTTCTTATTCAATTAGCTAGAATGGCTGTAGCTGGTGAATGGAACGGCTTTACAAGTGCTGGAGGGGGAGGTTCTTCTTCTGCTGATTATGGGTTCGGTGCTGTATTCAATAGTTCCAATGATACATATGTTCCAGGAGACGCTGCGCCTTATGGTGGAACAGCTCAAAGTGCTTCAACCGTGGGAACTAATTCTGTAATGTGTTATCCATGGGTAGCGCCTCAATCTGGTAATATATCTGATTTTGAAGTAAGAGTCAATACCACAAGTGGAGGAACTAACATATTACAAGTAGCCGTATTCAATGATTCAGGAAATGGTTATCCTTCAACAATAGTTGGTAGTAAAGCGGATATTAACTGTAATTCTGCAGCAATTGTCTCAGCTTCTCCAGGATCCACAGTGTCTGTTGTTGCTGGAACTAAATACTGGATGGTTTATGTCTGGACTTCAAATTATGCTGCTGGAAATAGTCCTACAATCTGGATTCATACTGATGGTACAGGCACAGGATATAATTCAACTCTTTCTCAAGGCTCTAAATTGAATATGCAAACAAACGGTATTACTTCAAATGTCATGCCTTCAACTATGCCGAGTTCAAATTATTCTGTTAATTTTAACAAGAAAATAAGGTTTGGGATTAACTTTGCCTAAGCCTAAACCCGACCAGATAATTCGACATGAATATGTCCTGGGCAAAGTCGAGAGACAATTACTTGAACAAACCTCAACAGCATACTCGATTAATAGAGTTTTGAACCCTATTGTAGCGGCTTTGTCTGATGTTTCGTTCGTTGCTACCATGCTGTCATTATACGCGGCTTATTTGGGGTTCAAATGGGATGTAGGCACAAGACTTCTGGACTTTACTCAAACTTCAGTTTCAGATTTAATTAACGATTTTCAAGAAACTTATGAAAATGTAAAAGGCGAGGCTTATTCATTTGTCGGTAATGTTCCTGAGTTTGTAATAGAAAGTTTGCCAGGGTCAAATCCATACACATATCAGGGATTAGAAACATTATTTGGAATAGCTTCGAATATTCCTAATCCAGTAACATATCCTATTCAGCTAATAGGAACTTTAAACGATAATATTGAATTAAATCCTTTCAACGGTCTTGACTTAAATCCATTCAATTAAGTAACGAATTAAACGCCTCAAATATTTCCTTTCCTTTTTGGGGGGGGATAAAGGCTCATGACCTATATCTTCAGGCTCAATTATTTCTATTATTCCGTCATATAGATTCTTTGTTCTTTCCTGCAGATCTTCAGCAGAAATAATTGATTGATTATACAACCTGGAATCAGAAGCCTTTGGCTTTCCATAAGGGAAACATAAACCACAGCGAGGAGTCGCGCCAGGGTTACATAATCCACGGTCTAAAAATAGAGATTCATTGACATGATAATATTGAACTTTTGACGCTTCTTCTTGAAGTGAGTTTCTGACCCAGGAAGAAAAATTGGATTTTTTAGCGGCTAATTCATCACTTTTTTTGTCAAGAGATACTGTTCTTATTATTCGGCTCATTTTATCACCAACTGGTTAAAATGGTGATTAACTCCTTTGACAGTTACCCAGCATTGAGTATTATTCTCCTTTTGAACATCTTCAAAGGTTTCAAAATCGAGAACTATTTGACAATGTTTGCATCTTAATTTCATATAAAATCACCCAATATCTTCTGAACCCCTTCTTTTCTGCCGATTATGTCATTTTCAAACGCTCGACCAGATTCTTCTGGTAAATATTCCCAAATACAGAAAAAATGAGCAAACCCAATTTCCCATTCCTTCGGATTATCGAAGCTATGTATATTTGTCAATTTCCAGCCTAATTCTTCAAATAATTTTAATCTTCGATATGAAAGTGAATGAGCTGGCATAATATAACAAATATATTTATTCGATAATTGCATAGAATGAAGAAGCCATTTACTCATTTGAGAAAAGGGAGGATTTCCAATTATAACATCATAGTGATCTGTGCATTTGTAAAAATCCAGACCTTCTAATATTTCGCAGTATTCAGTATTATATCCGTATCTAATCAATTGCTTGAACCAATTACCCCTGCCAGCGCATGGGTCTAAAAATGTTAAATCAGAAGTATTTGGATAAGTTTTATGCTCTAATTTTTCAATTAATTGGCATACTAATTTAGGAGGCGTTGAGTATTCATCGTATTCGCTCACGATAACACCGCCAGGACAGAAGGAAATGCGGCCGCTTTGCCTGTTTGATGCCTTAGCCTTCGATTAATCATAAGAAAATTAGCGCCAGCTTCATGCAGCAAACGATACCATTCTGTTGAGCTATCATGTTTCAATAATAATACAATAGTTTTATCTTTTTTATTTTCTTCTATTGCTTTTATGACCCAGGGCTTAGGATTAGAATAAGGAGGATTAACAAAAGTCCTATTCTGCCAGACCATTCTCAAACCGTTAATATTCCATTCAGGATTATACGGGCAGGGGTCGAACCAATTTTCGAAGATTGATTTTAACCAGAGATCTGTATGGTAATTATCATTCATCGGGTTCACACACCTTAGTATGAAGTTCAGAACATTTTTGACAGCTATCTTTGGTTGAATATCTCATCAATTTCAGATTTTTATGAGTCTGATTGCCGAACTCGTCAGGACTTGAAGCATCTCCTTCAATCCATATAGCGCCCAGGCATTCAGGACACTTCATAATAGTATATCCTTTTTCTTGCATTTCTTTTGCGAAGCCGTTTATAATCTCTTGCATGATAATCCGAAAGCCCTAGAGGACTTAAAGTTATTTATTACAATATGTGTAATAATTTCATTAATTAATACAGATACTATACTATACAATACATTACATTACATATTATTATTATTATACTCAGAAAACAACCTTTAAGACCCGTTTAAGGGTCGGTTGAAGCATGATTGTCGAACTAGTAGTTATAATATGCACAATAGTCGAGATTTTCGTTATTGTTTGGGGTCTGTCTCAAATAAATCGAGTTATCCGAGAATCGAGCGATTTTTTAGCTGAGGATCTGGATTCTAAACTCGCATCAGTTATGCAGAATATGGGAGTTTCAGGGATTGAACCCATAAATCCGATTCAAGCTGCAATTGCTAATATGATTCAAATGCGAATGGGGCAGTCTCAATCACCAATGCAATTAAGAGAAAACAACGGGCAATTTCAAAAGATTCTCAAAAAAGATTAATAGCGACATTTTACCCCATGCCTCTATATGCCTCGTAAAAAATCAAAGTCAAGACGCTCGCCTCGCTCATTCAGCGTATTAAACGCTTTAGAATCACTAACATACGCCCAAATCATCGCCATGGGCACAACAGGCGGAGGTGTCTGGGATTTTGTAACGGGTGCTGGCGATATTGGTTACAAAACTACAGGAGTTCAAACTCAATTTTATGATAATCAAGTAACTACTGCTGTTGGAGTCTCACAGATCTCTTTGAATGACTTAATGATGGCGCCTGGACAAGCTGTTTCAGTAATGGCAAGCAACTTTCAATCTAACTTAGTACCCATGGCAGCACAGGCTTTCGGCGTTTCAGTTGGATTTAAGATAGGCAGAAGGCTTTTACGCGCGCCTATAAATAATATTAACAGAAATCTCGTTAGACCTGCACTTGGTCGGGGCATTAAATTATAAGGAGGGATGAAAAATGGCAACAAATACAGTAACAGGCGTTTTAAACTGCGCTGACGGTCGAAAAATACCACTTTCTTCAGAAATTGCGGAGTCCACTGAGGCAACCCTCCAGACTTCAGTAGCCTTCACCGTAACTGCCCAGGATATTGGCGATTATATGCCAGGCGCCAGGGTTGTTTCAGGATTAGTAACTGCCTTGAATGGTATCTCCTACGCTTACATATTACGCCAAGGATTAATCCTGGCAACTATTCCCGTATGTGTGAACGGTGTTGCATCTTCAACGCCTGCTCTATGCTCTCCGGTTACTCTCCAACCAGGAGATGTATTGCGTGTCCTTACATTGACTGCAAGCGAAAGAGATGCTGCATTAATCGTGAGAACTAATAGAGGCGTTGATAGAATATTCGTCGGAACTCCAGCATCGGGAACAACAACACAACTCCTGGACTTACAGACTGGTAACGCCATAGGAAATACACTGCAGGGTCAAATGATTCAGAAAGCAGTTTTCACTTCAATTGATGGCGCTAAAATAGAAAGCCCAGGAGGAGGCGCACAGATCTTCGATAATCTCGGAAATATGGCTGGCGCAGTAACCTGTAGCGACCCAGCTAGTGTTCAACCAATCATGTCTATGGAGATGATACCTGTACAACTGAACTTCACAGCTTCAGTATTAACTAATGCGTGATTATAATGCCAAAGAAAATGACTAAAGCTGCTGGCAGAAGAAGATTAAAAGAGATTTCTTCAAAATCATTTAAGTTATTAGGCGAAGGCTATATTTCTATGAAAGATTATGAATCAATTATGAGAATCTGTAAATCAAGAGCTAATCAATTAAAATAATGTGATTATATGCCATTACCAAACGCAGAAAAGAGATCTGGAAGGATATACACATTAAGCCAGAATCAAACCCTGGAAACATTTGCCCTGGGTGATAATCCGACAGTAATGGATATTGGGAAACCTTTGAGCGTTGAACAGCTCAATGAAGATGAACTCAGGCGTTTAGTTTTGTTGAAGTTTGCTGTTACTGCCTGCCGTGGTGATTGGGTGGGGTTCTTATCATGATAACTATGCCCATGACGGGTTATACTGTCTATGTAATTAATCCAGAAGATTCTGACGATTGTATAGTGTCCTGGGTCTTATCTGAAGAGGAAGAGTGATAATATGCCTTTACCAAATGCTGACAAAGACAAGAGATTGTATGAATTATTAAAAACTCAAGATTTAGA